CTATCTTTCAATCGACAATCTTGCCTCGTTGGTTCGCAATCATAAGGACAGGACCAGGGCTCTTAGAATAATAACTAGCTCCAAAAGCCGCAGCATATTGAAACGCCGCTGACTTTGCGACAGCATCGATTTTCTTGGCAGTGCCTTCAATGACACCTCCAATTCTTTCCAAAACTCCCTTGGACGCTTCCCGGACAACGGGACTACTTGCAGGAGGCGGAGTTGCAAACGCTACAGCGCCCTCACCATCATTAAACATAAGTTCATAATGGTAATAAGCGTTGATGCGAAGTACAACGGTGCTAGCAATAGCACCACTAACCCCAACTACAGCTGTTTGCCAGCCGATATTGTCGAAGTTCGTCCAGGTGCTCGTAGCACCTTCCGTCTTCTGCCACTTTCGCGCATCTTCACCCATTGGCATGGGGATGATAAAGTGGTCTTTATCCAGCAGCCTCGTGAGAGGAATGTCTTCACAGGTATCGGCAAATCGAGTAGACTTCACCACAATTCCCATACTAGTGTATGTGATTGGTGAAAATAACCTAATCTGCAACATTCCCTGTGTTGTCATAGCTGGTGTCGCCGTAGAGATCCTCAGACCCCAACTTGTAATTCTAAACCGGTTAACGTTGGTCGGCACGGCTGCTAAGATGCTTGCTGCTGCATTAAATGTAACAGTATCACCGACAGCACTGGCGTATCCAACGAAATTATAATTAAACCCCGGATAAAACAACAACGCCCCATCTCCGGTGGCGTTGGACGTGATTGTGGCTTCCGCTCCATCAACAGACCAAACGTTACTCTTAACGAATGATCCATCAGGCCATTTGCCACTCAAGGCTTCTGGACAAAATGGATTGGTTACCGAGCAAATCTGATGCGCTATCATAGCGTTACCAGTGTGTGCTCCTTTCGAGGAAGAATTCGCGCTCTTCTGCGCTGGCTTCTTCTTGCCTACCTTGACGGGTTTCACGCCCTTCTTCTTCATCGCTTTCATTGCAGAAAATCAAGAAACAACCACTCAAGTAGAAAACGATTAGGGATAATACAAAATGTACGTCCGAAATCATATATCGACTTTAAATGGGAGTTCAGCGTTCTCCTCCCGTTTCAGCAACTTAAACGCAAGAGCGTTAGCCTTGTAGAATAGGCTTGCCCCCGGGTGGTTGCGAACATGGGAATAAATTCCCAATAACGCGTCCACTTTGTCCTGTACCACTATTGCATTATACAATGGTTTAGCAAGACCGTCGGGTTTCCTACACCACCTGACTTTTCCATCAGTCTCGTCAACATAGTCTGTAAAGACCTGCGAACAAAACTTAACGGCGTCTAGGCTTTGAGAGACTTGATCGGTTATTTTAAACCCCAACTTAACATAAGCTTCAGCTTGACCCATATCGAGCGACACACAGTCGTCACCATTGGTGGCGCTGGGTAGTTCCTCTGGATCTAACTCCTCAAACCCGTTAATCGTGTCGGCCAAGGCGGCTCTCGTATCCGTATTCTCAATATGTGTTGTGAACTTCCCGCTTGCTGTGATGTGGAAAGGTGGATTAAACACCTCACCTGAGGATGTGATGCATAAAGCAGCACCCTCCATAGCGACATAACACCTAATGAAGTGTATCAAATCGCTGTCCATCTCAGACACGCAGTACTTCATGTAAGACTTGTACCAGGCATGGGACATCCAAGTTCTCACCTGGTACTCCCACC